TTTAGTTTTTTCTATTGGTTTATCGTATTCAATATTAATATTATCGTGCGAAAATACGTCACCTATATTATACGCATGGTCAAAAAAACTTATTCCGAGGTCTGTGCCTTTTGCAGAATATTTTTTATTAAACATATAATACACATTATCTAATTTTTGAAGGTTCTGCGGATCATATGGTTTATGTTTTCGTGCATTTCGAATATGTTCTCTAGCGAACGAAACTACAATTCTTATACTGTTTTTACAGCAAAAATCTTTTATTTCTTCATTAAGCCCTATTTTTTCTCCAGGCTTAAATTCTTTGATATTCAAATAATTTAATATTAAAAAATTATTAAGTCTGTTATTAACAACTGTTTTATTCGGATATAAGAATTCAACCTCATTATTTAATAACTTAATAATATCTCTATTCCAGATTTCACCTCTTTTAAAATCAAAGGGATCTTTATAAAATTTAATGTCCCAAATATAAAATTTATTCGCCGACATCTGAAGGTATTCCGTTAGCTAAACCGTAAAGACTTCTATGATAACCCTCAGGAGGTTGTAGTTTTGAAGCATAGTAAAAAAATCTAACACTTCTTCGTATACCACTTACTGGCATTACCATATGTCGGATAGTTTCGCTGTGCTCAAATAATAATGCGCGATTTCTTTTAGTTTCTATAGCTTCTCTATCTTCTAGTTTGAACTCTCCACCTAAGTGATCATCTGTGAGATATATTATTAAAGATGCTACTCTATATAATTTAATTGAATCGTTCCAATTAAAGTCTATGTGCGGTTTAAGATCCCCGCCATTTCTTATTTCGCTATAGCCAGCACCAATAAGATGAGGATCTGGAACTATACCTGGTATTCCAATTTCACCTTCTAAAAATTTTAACCAAGACGGACTTGAATACTTTAAATATAGTTGCCTAAGTACTGGTAGCTTTTCAAGCTCAGCACTTTCATACATGTCGGACCCAGAACGAGTAAAGTGTTTAGGCCATACTATATCTTCAAGTTCTTTATCAATTTTAGATATAGTATGGTCCGATAAAAAATTATCGATAATCTTAATATACAATGTTTATTTCCGATTATTTTTTTTACGCCTAGTCCCATAACCTAAGCGTTGCATAACTTTTGTTCTTTCGTAATGGGTCATTTTTGACCATTTTGTAATTTCTTCAATAGTACGACCGCAACCCTTGCAAACTTTATCAACCTTATCAAGTTGACATATTTGTTTGCACGGGCTTATGTATAAATCATTCATTTATTGCCAATATTATATTTAGGACAAAGCTCCCATTGATCTTTCTCTTTAAATGGAATAATCTTTATCTGTCTTAACGGGGCTAGTAGTTTAGCTTCTTCAGTATTCTGAATTTCAACTAATCCCCAATCAGACATTAGCGTCGTAATAGTGTTTCTACGAGCTACGTCGTTTTCTTCGAGATTAGCTTTCTTACCATCAAGTAAAAACAATTCTTTAAAATGTACAATAAAATACCTGCCTTGCTTATGCAATATATGACAGGATTGAAATAGTTTTTTGTCTTTTCGGGATGCGACACCTATGCGTGTCAACGTTTCGCGAACCTTTAGAAAATCATCAGGTTCGCTTAGAGTTATTTCCAGCATAGACGCTGGAGACCACTCAACTAGTGCTTGTTCTTCCACCTTTATTCACCTTCTTCTTTAACCCATTTATTTGTTCGGGTGACAGAAGCGGTAATATTTGACGAGCTTTCTCATTACTATAGCCATAATATTTTTTAACCACTTCGACGTCACTCTCAATCTGAGGCTTTATCCATTTAGAAAAGCGTTTGCGCTTTCTAACCATATTTATAAGAAAGTCGAATTGTAGTTTATTATCGATGTGGTGGTAGCGATTCATCTCATTAGCTAGTACAACAGTGTCATTAAAGTAAGAAAGTGAGCGATTTATCATAAAGCTGTTATAGGCTTTTTCTGTTATATCATCTGTTATAACATCTTTTTTAGTTGTATTAATAGAATTTAAATAATCAAACGGGTTCATAACTGTCCTTCAACTCCACTGTCTATTCCAGGCCATTCGTCTACAACGTCTACAAACAATCTTTTGATTCCTTCTAAAAGTTCGAATGTTTCTTCAGGACCAGATACATGGAAGCATCGATGAGGAAAAGATTGTATTTGTTTAGCAAATGGAAAATCATTGCCACCTTCTTGAGTATCATCACCAAAGAAGATAATACTATTATACACTTCTTGCAGGGGTTTGTACACCTGTCCTTTATCTCTTCCTTCTTCACATACGTCAATGCCAGTCTCACCAGCTATTTGAGCAGAGTATGAGCGAAATACTTCGTTAAAGTCTCTTGCTAATTGTTCTCTTTCGTTAGTTTTCTCATCATATTTAATATATTGCTGCCGCTGTTTCTTAGTACATCCTCGGCCAATGATTGAGAAGTTCATCATACCCGGCCGTAAGTCTATATGCTTTTTACCGGTACGAACTGGAAATGGACTTTCAGCTAGTCGTTGCTTACACCACTTTAACATCGCCGAATTTGACATTGTAAATTCAGGTACAGATTGAACTAACTCATCATTTACCCATAACTCATTGCCGGCACACTGATAGCTACCCTTTACAACTTTAGTTAGATCTCCTAACTGTTCTTTAGTTTTAGCAAAGTCTGATCCAGTAAGAAAGTAAATGTCAACCTTTTTAGAAAGTTCTAATAGTACTTCCGCATAAGCAGGATCTATCTTATCTCTACTAGGAGTAATAGTTCCATCGACATCAAACACGAGACAGTTATTTTTCTTAGTTGCTGCTACCGCGTCTTTTATCCGTTGACCTAAATTCTCACCTGTTAGCTTTTTAGTATCAATGTCCTTATTGATCCATATATCGTGTCCAGGCACTCTCCAATATAACATAGGAACAGTTTTATGTCCTTTCTTTTTTAGAAAGGCTTTAGCTTCTGGATCTTTAGTGATATCAACAAACTTACAATCTTCAGCGCCATCCATCTTACTGAGCATGCGCTTTAAAATCTCACAAAAGTGACATCTAGGTTGAGTATATAGTATTAACATTAATTGAACTCTACATTTGCCATAATCTCTGTCATACATGCTACAACGTTTAATTCATGATCTGCAACAAAAGCATGCTTGTATTGATAATCAGCTAAAATCAAAACTAATTGAGGTATTGATCTATTGGCTACGGTTTCAGTCATACTGTCGTATAGACCGCGGAATATTGTTGAAGCATCTACGTCCATATTATTAGCGACCCAGTGCCTCATCTTCTTGAAGTCTTTTTCTTTTAGATGCTTGGTGAGAGCACCAACGGAAGTAAGGCCATTACTATTACCATTACCATTAATGCCGCTATCGCTAAACCCACCTCTTTGTCCTTCATTTAACACCCTCCTCCAGTCTGGCGCGTATTTCATGACAAGATTTGCCGCAGCGTTTTTTTCAAACGGTACGTTTTCCTGACCTAGTATATATATAAATCGTTTAAAGAATTGAGCTGCTAATTCAGCCATTCCTTTCTTAGTAGTGTTAAATTCATAAACACCACAACGAGAATGAAGTGGTTCGATAATACGATTTTTAAAATTACAAGTAAGGATAAACCGGCAGTTATTGCTAAACTCTTCAATAAAGCCACGCAATGCCGGTTGTGTTGATTGTGGATTTAGATAGTCTGCCTCATCGAGTATTACAACTTTAAAGCCACCTTGTAAAGAAACGCTTGAGGCAAATTGTTTTATTTTACCACGAAGTGTATCAATGTTGCCATCTTCTGACCCGTTGATTACAATATAATCTAGGCCTAGTTCGTTACATAAAGCTTTTGCAACAGTTGTTTTACCAAGACCAGCAGTACCGGTGAAAAGCATGTTAGGCAATTCACCGGTATCCGCCATTTTCTGAAACGTCTCTTTTAGCTGCGGAGGCAAAATAGTTTCAGAAATAGTTTTAGGTCGATATTTCTCGACCCATAAAAAATCATTTGACATAGTCTTTCCTTCATAATATAATATAGTAACACAGTTCAATAGGAAAGTACACAGTTATTTAGCGGTAGCTTGCTCCTGCTGATAGTTTTCCGCCAATTGAATGACCTGAACGCATTGATCGCGTAGCTGCCCAATAGTAGAAAGTTCTTCTCCTTTAAAGGCACCTCGCTGACACATAGTATCAATAACAGCAATCATACTACGTGAAGCGCGATTACTTGTTTCATAAATAGGAGCGTGAGGATCTGCTACTTGCTCTTCTTCTTTTTTATTTGACATATTATACTCCGAAGGTTGATGTCTTTTCTAGGGCAATCCAATATTCGATGCCGGTTTCTTTGTTAACAAAATGTGAAATGAGTTTTGAAGATAGCCCAACTTGATAATCGCCAGGAATCATTTTTAGATTCTTAATATCAAATATAAAGTTAAAGTTCTCTTCTGTAAATTCTCCGCTGATATCAATAGAGAATGCATTTGACGTTGTGTTCTTACTATCTATAACAGATAATGTGAGCACTCCGTCTTTTCCAGTAATGGAAAATTCAGTATGGCCTAGAGTACTAGATGCTTTTTTAATTTTGTTTAGAGTATCATTATCTAATACAAAGTTTACATCAGTTGGTGGAGTAGCCACGTCCCGTGTGGGAGTAGTCAACATCTCTGGATCAGAGAAGAAATACTTAACACGAGATCGGTTACTACTATCAGTGATAGTCACATAACTTTCTTCAAACGTTAAACGTGGCTCTCCAACCAAGCCAATAACACCTAAAAATTCATTAAGATCATAGATGCCAAATTCTTGTGGAAACTCTTCTTCAAGAGTGGCTGAGGACAACACATTACGTGCCTCAGTCATTGTTTTAATCTTATTGCCTTTTTGTACTACAATATTAGGATTAATTGCAGCGTAGTTTTTCAAGACAGAAAGAGTTGATTCTTTCAGTTCCATAATATACCTCGTTTGTTAATGTTACTATTATACCATATATTGTCGTCATTGTAAACTATTAAATTC